CTGCGCGGGCTGCTGCGTGGGATGCTGCGCGGGCTGCTGCGGGGTATGCTGCGGAGGCTGCTGCGTGGGATGCTGCGGGGGCTGCTGCGGCGGCTGCTGCGGGGGATGCTGCGCGGGCTGCTGCGGGGTATGCTGCGGAGGCTGCTGCGGGGGATGCTGCGCAGGCTGCTCAAGCTACCCACTTTCGAACGTTGGTTCCCAATCCATTTAAGGAGGCAACCAAATGAGCGACGAGTTCACGGTGAAGCCTTTCGACCTCGCCCGTACCCTAGAGCGCGAACTCGCCGCCGCACGAGCAGAAAGCGAAGAGCAGGCTCGGCTACTTGGCATGAGTGCTGAACGGGAGTGCGATCTCCGAGGAAGACTGGAGCGGTTAGAACGCGAACTTGCCGCAGCGCGGGCCGAGGTGGCTGCGTTGGCAAAAGCAGCGGAAGCCGTACTTGAAAGCTATATCATCGAGAAAAAAGTAGAGGCGGGACATCCTTGCCCTGAGAATTTGGTGATATGCAGAGAACTCCGCGCCGCAATCGCCGCCGCACGCATAAAAGAACCCAAATGAACGGCAAAGGTAGTTCACCCCGCAATCTCGGGCCGCAATTCCGCGACAACTATGACAACATTTTCCGCACCCCCACCCCTATGAAACCAGTTCCAACACCGAAAACCGGCGACAGCACCAAATGGCAAAAGGTCGCCATTCGTAAACAAGCCAAACCGCCCAAGTACGAATCCATCAAAAACGTCTACGACGACATCGAAACCGGCTACCAGCACTTCATTCAAAAGCGCATGAGGCTCACCAAAGGAGACACACCATGAGCACCCCCGACAAGAACCTTTATTCCCTCTGCAACTGCCATCCTCTTAACACCGCCTTCGTGCCTGACCTGGTAGCCACTCCTGACATTGCCGACAGCCTCAAGATCACCAACTGCACGGACGGTATCCTTTACGCCGGCTGGATTAAGGGCGGTTACGAGGACTGCGTAGACATCAACAACCACTGCGAGCACATCGAGGTCAACGCCGAGCTGTTTGAGCCTACCGGCTCCTACGTTGCCACCATCAAGGGAGGATCCCGGTGGATTTATCTCAAAGGCATGGTGCGCGGCCACGGCAAGATTGTAGACATAGATCTCGGGAACATATCAGACCAATCGGACAACATGACTGAATATGTCACGTTGAACCTCACCCACGAGAACGGCGAACCCATCACGATCCGCATCTTGGGCTGCACTGATCCTATCATTATTAACAAGGACCAGCAGGAATACAAGGTAACCTTCGCCATTTGGAAGCCCTTCCGCCCCTACTTCCTCAAGATCTACAAACAACTGAAGAAAGTCTTACCCATATGAGCTTCACCCTGTACTTGTTAGCTTGCTTTGGCTGTTTTTGCCTCGGCTTCTTCCTCTGTGCCCTCCTAGCCATGTCCAACGACATTAACCGCGACGACGACTAATCCCATGAAACGAACGCTTAACCTCAATCTCTCCACCCATGATGTTTCCACCATCGTGGACGCCCTGCAATACGCTGCCATAATGCTTTCCACCCAAGCAAATTGCGGCATCCCTAGCTCTCTTGCAAAACGCGCCACCCGCGTTCACGCTAAGCTTTTGGAGCAAACCAAGCGCCCATGAACTTTGCAGAACGCGCTTTTGAATCCTGCAAGGCCAAGGCTGACGAGCTGGGCCGCAAGCTCTCCGCCGACGAGTGGAAGGGAGTCGTCCAGGCGGAATACGACGCCGCGCACGCTGAATGGCTGGAGGAGGCAAATGCCCCTAAGTTAGACCGCCGCGCCCAAGCGGAACTGTTCAACGCCATTGCCATGGCCTGCGGAACCAACCCGCTGGAATGCACGAGCGCCATGAAGCGCACAATAGCGGTGGCGCTCGCTGACATTCGTTCCGTCTCGCCGGGGCTGACTCCCGACGAAATAGCCAAGAGAGCAAGGACTTACAAGACGAAGCACCGCGATTGGCCGCTCACAGTCATGTCACTTGCTAAATACTGGGGTGATTTAGGAACAAACGACATGGGGCGTACCTATGCCGCCCAAGTGGGCCTAGAGCCGCCAAATTGGAAGGAAACGCTGCCTAGGCTCATGCCTGACGCCGAGCCTGCCACCATCAGCTACATGATAAACCAGCTCGGGTGGAACCGCATTTCGGCCTCGATGCAGGAAACGATCCGAAAGAACTGCGCCGTATGACCAAAGCCAAAGAACGCCCCCGCAAGCGTCCCCGCATCTACGGTCCCCTCTTGCCCAAGAAAAACTGGCTGGGGCGCCCACGCCCCCAGAAGTATTACACGCACACCCCATGGTCTACCGTCCTAGCCATGCGGGAGGACTTTTGGGGCGGCATGGGCCTGCCGCAGGTGGCCATCAAATACAACCTTTCCCATTCCTACACTTGGCAAATCTGCCACGGCTACCGTCGCCGCTACCCCGAAAAATCCGCCAGAACATGAAATCTACCAAAACCCGCTGTTCCGGCCTTTGGACAGAAGCCCGTTTCGCTTCGTTTATCAAATCCGCCCTACGGGGGGCGTCCAACCGCTGGGCTCCTAAGCATAATGCCCGTAAAGCGGCCAGGATCGCCCGCAATCGCTATTCCTGTTCCCTCTGCCACCACATCGTGGGCAACAAGAACATTGCCATTGACCACATCAAACCCGTCGTAGACCCCATCCGGGGCTTTGTCTCATGGGACGAGTACATCCATCGCCTCTTCTGCGAGGCAGACGGCTTCCGCGCCATCTGCAAGGACTGCCATGACAAGGTGACCGCCAACCAACGCGAGATCCGCAGCGCCCACAAGAAACCCGCCTAAGCCGTTCCCCTAATCTGAAAATCGAACACGTCGTCATCACCCTTCTGACTGCGCCTAGGCGTTATCTCAAACTCAATCCAGCCGAGCGTGCTTGGGCTTCTGCCCGCATCGACGTTGTAGCTCACTTTACCGTTCTCGTAGCTTTTAAGGAATGACCCCGTGCGGCCCAGCCAGGGCACCCGTTCCCGCACTATCAGTTCCCCGGTGGTTCCCTTGCTGCTCAAAACCAGCCGCGGCGTGCTTGGAATGCACCCTTTTTTGTGGTCGTGCCCCATCAGGTAGAAATCAGCCATCGCCGTCGTCACCATCTTCTCCAGCGTGTTAAACGTGCTGCCCGGTAACGATCCGCCGCCTTTCCCATGATGGGCGAAGACATCCAAGGACTGCCGGCAATCCCCCCTGTTCTTGAACCGGAAACTTAACCGGATAAAAGAGCACACCCCCAAGAACTTCGTATTGAGCGCCGCCGCCAGCACATGGTCCGTCGTGTCGCCGTTCCCAAAGTCGAAGTAATGGTTGCCCCCCAGCATCCCAATCATCCGCCCGCGCATAAACCCAAGCTCGTTTACCAAGGTCTTGCTCACTCCCTTGTAAACGTCCTTGAGCGTGTTCCTCGTCGTATCGTGCAGTCCCTCGTTTGCCAGCACAATGCGCTCCGACGTGCTCACCCCGTCCGTGTAGTCACCCATTCCCAAGAACAGGGCATTCTTCTGCTTCTTGGCATAGGCTAGAAACTGACGCCAATGCTCATCCGCGTGCAAATCGCTATCGCGGTGGATGTCCCCAAAGGGGATAAGCTTGAACGGCTTGTTGATTTCCACCTCCACCTCGACACGGTGGGTGGTGAACAAGCCGGTAGTTTTCATCCAGGCTTACTTACCGCTCTCTGTGCGCCATTTCCATAGCAGGTAAGCTATGCCAAGAATGCCGCCAATCAGGCCGGTCACTTGGTTCCATTGGCTCAAGGTCAGGTTAGCAACGATTGGCGTACTAGCTGCCAATAGGTCTTTGTGGTCGATGGACATGAGGGTAAATTACTTGGATCCTCGACTGTACCTAGCTCCAAACCACCAAAAAATCGCCGTAAACGATCCAAAAATGATTTCTGGTCCCATCGCCGTCTGAGCCTCCGGTGTAGCTTTTGCGTATACGGCGGCAATAATAATAATCGCGGCCCACGTCAGCAAAGGACGGGTGGACTGCTTCAAGGCATCTACGCAGAGGTAGAGATTGCTCACCCAAGGGCTGGCATTGGCCGGAATCTGGAGAGATTCCCCGCCATTCTGGGATGCAGCGAAAGCCTTCCACGCCTCCGTCTTCTCCGCTGCATCCACCTGCGCCTTCATCATCGCTATCTTGTTCTTCGTGTCAATCCAGTCAGTCACGCAGTGCAAGGCAGAGCCCAAGATCCCGCCCCCAGCTGCGTTAAACAAGATGTCGATGAAACTCATTACTCTCCCGCTTCTTCGTTGTAACCGCCGCTATCCATGCCAAGGGCTTCCTTCTTGGGGCTGATGACCGCATAACCATTCTGGCTAATGGTCTTGCCGGGGCCGATCTTGGACAGATCAACCTCCATGCGGGCGGGACGCAGGACGTAATCGGGCATCCCCGTGATGCGGTCTCCTTTGCTCGGGGTGCAGCAACAGGGGCCATGATTGGAGCCGGGCAACTTGCGATTGCTATCCTGGCTGGGCTTGCTGGCGACGCCCTTCGTGCTGATCGAAACGGGGCGGGTAACAGACGGCGACATATTTTTCATAATGGTCTTATCAGAAGTTCTGGTGAGGTTGACGAGTAGTTTCCTAACTTAGCGAAGCGCCGCTTGTCCTACAAAGCGGGCAAGGTTTGCTGCAAATGCGGGGTCTTCTACGCCATAGCGAGGAGCAGACATTACCTTTTGGTAAAGAGGACTCATCATGGCTGCTCTGGATACTTTAGGAGTCATCAACGCGGCTGCCGTGCCAGCAGCGATTTGCCCCGGCAATCCCGACCCAGCACTACCAGCACCCATAAATGCTAAAGCTCCAGCTCCACTTGCACTAACCGCAGATTGAAACCCAATTGCAGACGGGGCTTGGACATCGGAAATTTCACGCATTACTTTAGGCATCGTGTCGTGTGATCGGGCAATTAATTCAAGACCGCCATCTAAATTACGGCGATTCTTATCCCGTACAGAGGCAATAAATGGAGCGGATACATTTCCTTCCACCAAAGAATCACGTACTACCATAGCCTTAGAAACAAGGCGACGAGCGGCTTTGTATTCTTTGGTCAATTCTGGGAACCCAGTATTCGTTAAAAGCGTTTCAAGACTTGTTTCAAGGTCATCAACTCGCCCGTCCAGGGCTTGCGCTTCTTTACGCAAAGAAGGCGTGCCAGCCTTTTCGTTTGTTGGGCTTTTGTACTGATTCCATTTAGCCCTAGCTTCCGCTCGCGTGTCTTGAATGTTCTCAAGAATGTCTGCAAATTTAGGCCCAACCGACGGACTTATGCTCTTAATTTCTTCCATCGGCTTGGAAAGTTCACGGATATGGTCTGTTACGTGAATTGCATCCAGCTTATTATCTTTAGGAAATTGAATATCTTCGCGGGCGAGCTTATTGATAACTCGTTGATTGTATTCGTTGGCTTTTCTTTGAACATTCGTAGCTCCACCCGATAGTTCCGTCATGGCTTGGTTTATGCCAGACTCACGATAAGTGAGCGTTGGATCTACTTTGCCGCCAACTGCCTGCCAATCCTTTACGTTTTGATTGGTAACAGCATCATTTACCATGCGCTCAGAAGCTTCTTGAGCCGCCGCACCTTTGCCCGCAACCTGCTTGATTTTAGCGCCAACTGTTCCGCTTGCTACCGAAAGAAATTGTTCAAGCGCATTAGGAGCGCGGCCCTCGTCAATGGCCGTTTGAGCTGTTTTGCCAAGGAAATTAGCGGCAATGAATTTAGCTGCATCTTCGGCAAGTGGAGTAAGGGCTCTTTTAACCGGCTTGAGTAATTCGCCGCCTGGAGGCGCATTGACGATAAAAGACTCGGCCATTTTACCCCATTGAGGAAATTCTCCCTCGCGCACTTGCCTGATGCCTTCCGCGCCAGCTCCACCAAGACCTCCCAAAATAGGCATGGCAATAGGAGCGGCAACGCCCGTCATCGCACCTATCGCATGGCCGGTAGCCGCCGCACCTGCTTCCATGCCAATATCTCGCAACCCACCACCAGTAACTTCAGCGGCTTGCTTTAGCTTGTAAAGCGGAGACGCGGTATTGTCCACGGGAGGCGGCTTTATCCCCATGCGTTCATTGTCTTCTTTCTGCTGCTGAGAACGGGCCAATGCGATAAAAGCCTCTACTTTGTCCGATCCGTGACCGGCATCGGCAATTTGCTTTGCCATATCCTCAATCTGAGAGTCGGTATAAGCAGCCATGATTATTTGGGGTTTATCGTTCCCTTTGGAACCAAAAGCTTGAACATATCGGCTATTGGATTATTCGATTCCGTATTTCCCGTGTTGGGATCGTTTACCACCTCTGATGCCATTGCACTAAGGCGTTTGCTTTTAGTAATTTGAGGGATTGGCGAATTACTAGGGGTTCCGTTAATAGCTGAAGTAAGGTCGTTTTGTTCTCCTTCTGTAAGCGTAAGCGGATGCGTGCGATTCCAGTTATACTTCGCAATGCGGATTTTATTTTCATCTATGCCTGCTTCACGCAAACTATTGATAAAATCAGCCCTCTTTTCTTTGTAATCTGCCGCTCGATCAACAAGATTAGAAATAGCTATATTGCCTTCTTTGGTTTTGGTGGTCGATTTGCCATAATCCTGCAATAACCTAACATCTTGATCGGATGCAGGACGTAATTCCTTAACGCGATTAATAATTTGATCTCCGGCCAAATTATTTAGCGTATCATACGAATCAATGCCTTTTACGTCCATGCCAAGCGCCTTGCCTGCTTTTTTGAAGGCGTTTACAGTTTCGGCACCCGTTCCAGCGTAAAGGTTGGGATCGGACAAGGCTTTGCGAAATGCAGCAGAATCAGCTTTTTCTTTTTGGGCGTCTCGGCCAGCGGAAATATCGGCCTCATTTTCTTTAACCGCAGCTTCATTTAGAAGCTCAGATTGTTTAATCCGACCCCGTTGAACTGCTTCCGTATCAGGATTTGTACCAGCTTGCGTTTCCCAATGGAATCGCCCGTTGGCATCTTGTTTAATAGTTGGGACGGTGCCAGGAGGCACAATTCCTTTAGCAATTGCATCAAGAGCACCTTGAGAAGCCCCCTCTGGAGTATCATATCCTCGGGTTTTCTTTTGAGCAGACTCCCATTCTTTAGCCATTTCCCGCTGACGTGTTTGAACTGGCTGAAGGTTTTTGCCAGTAGGTCTTTTTCTTAAATCAGTTGCCGCATCATCGATTGTTGGAGGAGTCGGAGCTGAAAGCCAATCGCCGCCAGCCTGCGCTTGTGTTGCAGGTGGCATAAAATTAGCGACTCCACTAGGCATAACGCGAGATCCAACAGGAGCCCCCATGAATTGGGAAACCCCAGCCGGCGTATTCTGCGTTGCAGCTTGTGCCGCTTCTGGACCTGCCACATTTGAAATCAATTCTTGAAAGTTGGAAGAATCGGAAACATTAGGAGTAGACCCGTTTGTTTCTTTAGAAGGCGGAACTTTGCCACGTGTAGCCAAGTAATCCTGATAATCACGTTCTTCGTTTTTCTGCTGCTCTAAATCATAGTTAGCCCGATTGGCTTGCGCTGTTGCCAATGCGGCCTGCGCGTTGCGAGCAACATTCTCTTGCTGCATCTGCTCCATCTTCTTGGAAGTGATAGTGCCTTCCATGAACGAACTTAGGCGAGTGTACTTCTGCTTCAGATTCTCGGAAGGATCTGTCTGCAAAAACATCTTTAACTTCTCTTCATCCGGTTTATTATCTGCACCAACCGGAGCGAAAATCTCAGGGTGCGTGGAAAGGATGTTCTCTATCGCCTTGTTCTTTGCCTGCAAGTCCTTGTTTTCCTCCTGCCTCTTAGCAAAGAAGTCCATCACGCCACCAGCCGCATTGCTGATGGCTCCAATGCCCTGCGCACGGGCCTGCGCCGCAGATTCCATGCCTCGGCCAAGAAGCTGTCCGCTTATGTCGGTAATACCAGGATTATAGGGCATCGTCGTTAGATGAGATTAACCACCGCCAAAAGCTGAACCAAGTCCTTGACCAAAGCCTTTGACGCCGCTGCCAATCAAGCCAGCCCATAGCGCCGTGTTTGCCGCCCCCGTCGTTGCGTTACCGCTCAAACGAGCCGCCTCAATCGCTGCCGCATTGTTCATGCCCGCAATGTTCTGCGCCGCAGCCGCATTGAAGTTGGTGTTGTAAACGTCCTGAGCATACGGATTAAACGGATTAGTCATCTGCTGGGCATACTGATTGCCATACGCGCCACTAGACAAGCCCGCCGCCTGATTGAACAGATTCTGGTTGGAACCTACGTTCTGCGTCTGCATCCCGTACTGCTGACCCAGCACCGCCGCCATTGGGTCAAAGACGTTTGCCGTCTGCGCCCCAATGCCTTGGTAAAGCTGCCCCATCGACGTACCTAAATTGGTACGGGCCTCATTCTGACGCTGGCGGGACAACGCATCCCGATTCATTATTTCAGCCCCGATTGCCCCCTTGCCCATAACCAACCCACGGGCGGCATACGCCTCACGGGCCGCTTGCTGGGCATTACGAGCATCCTCGGCTGAAAGCTGACCCGTCTGAGCCTGCTGGAGCCGGGCTAGGTCAGAAGTGACCTGGTTGCCTGCCGTATTCTGGAACTGGGAAAGACCGGCATAAAGCTCAGGGTTGGACTGCTTCCGCAGATCAAGAGCCTGCTGGGCATACATCTGGGCATCGGCAATGTTGCCAGCCCGCAAGGCGCTGTTGGCCCTAGCCGTCTGCTGCGCCGCCATATCGGTCAACCCATAGTTGATGCTGGCCATGTCGCCAACACTGCCCCGCAAACGATTCGTGTCGGAAGTGGTGACGTTCTGAGCCGTCTGCCCATACAATGCCGCAATCTGAGGCATCAGCCTCTGAAGGTCGGTCAAAGACTGGCTGCCTTCGTTGTAGTAATTGCGATTGCCGGCAGCGGCGGTATTTGGAGCGGTGTACACGGGAGCGGCGGGTCCAGTTGAAAAGTTAAAGGTATTGGGGGTGGAGCCTACGGTGCCACTTCCAGTGCCGGAACTTGTGCCACTGCCGGTTGAGACGGTTCCGCTTCCGGTGCTAGAGCTTGTGCCGCTGCCGATTGGAATTGTGCCACTTGAAGTTGAGACGGTTCCGCTCCCTGATCCGATAGTACCGCTTCCAGTGCCGCTTCCTTCATTAACGACGTAGGGAGGCATCGCGGTAACCCCAGTATCAATCTGACGCCCAATGTAAGCATCAAGGTTGGCTAAACCGCGAGATTGTGCAATGGCCCTGCGAGCCGCCTCTTCCTGCGCCAACCTTTGCTCATTAACATTTACGGCTGGAAGAACCGTAACGCCGGGCGCACCAATTTCTAAACGACCCATTCCGGGCGGATTAAATACGCTCGTCGGAGCAATTTCGTTTCCATATTGGTCGTATTGCTTGCCAATAGGAACTTGTACTGGACCCATTTGAACAACGGGACCGGGATTGGGAGTATTTCCATTAAAGATGCTTCCCAAAAGTCTTCCGGCGCCTGCACCTACCGCGCCAGGTAAACCACCCGACGCCAAGCCACCAATCAATGTTGAACCCCAACTTCCAGCCGTATTTCCACCTGCATTAACATTTACACCTGGAGCAACCGTAATGCCGGGGCCGCCAATAGGAATCCCGCCGGGGGTAAACGCTCCCGTGGAAGCGCCACCGCTGCTAATGTACTGTTCCCACGAACTTGGGTCATAGCCGCTAGCACCACCAGAAGGCCCATATATCGTGCCGCCCATCGGATCATTGCCCCCAGTAGGACTGGAAGTGTTGGCCCATTGAGGATCAGGCGTCCAAGGCTCGCCATTTCTAGGTTGAAACAATCCAGTCCCGAAAATGTCCCCGATTCCCCCCAAGTACCCCAAGTTGGGATCTTGATTGCCTTGATTCTGATACTGAGTTGAAGGAAATTCGTCAGCCATAAAGAAAAGGTTAGCTTGAAGGACCAGCGCGGCTTGCTTCTACCCAGTACGTCCCATCTGAAATGAACATGGCCACGTACCATTTGTTGGTACTGTTCAACGCATACGTGCCCGTCTTCTTGAAATTAGTCCCAAACGTGATGGTGTTGCTCGCCGTCCCATCCGTCGTGAAAATGATGTTCAGATGCGTTCCTGCCGGCAGAATGGCTGAAGCGTTAAGCGTGGAACTGGTATTGCTCGTACAATTTACAATGCGCGTATTCCCGTGCAAATTGTCGCACGTAATCGTAATTGTACCGCTAAACGACTCGGTTGTGGCTGATCCCTCTAGCGCCGTATTTGCCGCAATCGTCAGCCCGCTAATAGTCAAATCAGACGCTAAATTGTCTGAAGTGATCTCATTGTTGCCAATCGTTACCGTAGGCTGACCAAGCAGATTGAGCTTCGTCGCCGTAATCGGATCTGAGACGCCTGTGAAAGTGTAGCCGGGAGTGACTGAGGCCATAATTATACTTGGACGAGGTTGGAGCGAGAGCCAGGGCGATTCTCAAAGCCTGCCGTCGTAATTTGAATGTACCCCTGCGTATTGGTTACCGTCATCCAGCTCAAGCGGTTTTGTCTGCGGGTAATCAATGGGATACGGAGTGTCTGCGTCGCTTCCGGCAAGAAACCGCTCTGAGGCTGAACGCTGTCCGGCCCCGTTGAGTAGTCTTTCCGGTAGGGACGGTTGTAATCGTCGTTGGCGTTTGTCAGGTCGTAAGCCGTATCGTTGTAGCGCCACGATTCCGCACGGGAATACTCCTGATCTGTCAAAAGGACGCTTTCTTCGTTTATGCCGTCCGAAAACGAACTGACCGAAAACTTGGGCCTCCAAGTGTACAAATCCACAAACAACCGGCGTTGAACCGTGATGTTCTCATCCACTTGGTAGGCTCGGGTGGTAATGCTGGTCGAAACCTCTGCCAACGTCCCACCAGAAATGTCGTTAAACCCTTCATCCGTAACAAAAATACGCCCGTCCTCGGTGATGGCGTGCAACCGCTGCAACCCAAGGTAATTGGACAAAGCCCAACCTTGGATGCACATATTGATGCTATCCGCGAAGTTCCATTCTCCGTACCAGTTCTCAGTGACGAAGTTGTACACCGCCACCGTGTTGCAGAATGTGGAGTTATCGAGCGGCAGGGCCACGTACAGCTTGTTATCCCAGTAACCAATGCTGATTTTGTAGGCCACGTTCCAGTTCACCCGGTCCATCAGCTTGTGGATCTTGATGGAAAGCGGAAGGGTCTTGTGCTGGAGGGCGTTGTTGGTCGAAGTGAGCGAAAGGAGATTGATGTTCCGGTTCGACACGTAGGCCAGATCGGGACCAATCGAGCACACCGCATTGATGCCCACGCAACCAACCTGCCGCGTGATTTCGGTTGCCGTCACGTCAGTCAAACTGCCGTCCACGTTGTTCAGCACCATCACGGACTTGTTCTTGAACACCACCAGCGAACTCAAGCCAAAGGGGTAGGTTGTAACAAGAAAGTCCGAGCTGCCCGTGTTAATGTTAAACTCGTTGGCCAGCTCGTCGTAGATCGTGAAATCCAGCACATCGGACGCGCTGACCGTATCCTTGCCATTTATGACCCAAAGCCGGTTTTGGTAGTAGGTGGCTTGGCTAGAGTACGGAATCGTCTGGAATCCAACGGAAGGGGTGGTCTCGGGCACCACCAAGAAGTCGTGATCCCAATCGCCATCCCAATAAAGCGGAACCAAGTCCGGTCCTCGGAAAATGTACACGTAGTTGTTGCATTGAACTACGGTAGACTGGTTGTTGACGGTGTTAGCCCCAAGGGTGACTTGGCGGCTGGCTTTGCCAAAAGCGTAAAAGCCCACGTAGGTCGAACCTACCAGCATGATCCATTGGCTACCAGAATCAAGAGGGTCAGAATAGACAGCAGAAGCCCATACGGCACTGGTAGCTTCCGAAGTCATTGCTTGGTTAGCGGTGCCCGTGGAGGATACCGCTACAAAAGAATTGTTGCCAAAGGTAATGGCACTCCACGCGTTGGTGTTCACCGCTGATGAGTTAGTCCAAGTAACGCCATCCGTTGAGTTCATCACGGAATTGGCAGCTACGCCGCTATTTCCCACCGCCGTGAAAACGGCATTCCCGTATACTACCGAGGTCCAGTCGTCGTTTGTGGTAGTACGAGCAACCCAAGAAAGTCCATTAGTGGAAGTCATTGCCCCAAGGACGTTACTTGCGGAAGTAGTCGCTACCGCTACAAAACTCCCGTTACCGTAAGTGACGCTTACGCAGCCGGCGGGATCGCTTGGGGTTGTGCGGGCGGTCCACGTTACGCCGTCAGGCGAACTCATGGCTTTGTTGACAGTGCCGCTACCACCGGAAGCCACGGCCACGTAAATCCCTTCACCGTAGGCAACGGAACGCCAGTTGTGATTGGACTGGGTACCTGGAGTCGTTTGCAGGGTCCATGTCAGCCCATCAGCCGAGGTCATGGCTTGCGTGGTGCCGCCATCGCCATTCGCTACCGCCACAAAACCGCTAGCGCCATAGCAGACGCCACTCCAGGCATAGGGGGCGGCGCTGGCTTGCTCGGTCCAGTCAATGCCGTTGTAGCTAATCATCACCCGCGCATTGGTGTCGGCAATGATGTCGTCGCCACCGCTCGTAGCCATTGTGCTGCCATCGCTGACGCCAATGATGTAATTGTCGGAAGCACTAGCCACCGCCACAAACTTGCCATTGCCATACGTTACCGCCGTCCAATCGGCAATGAACGTCGTGCTTACCGCCGTCCATGTCACGCCATCCGGCGAATACATGAGGTCATTGACGCCCGTACCGTCATCCTGCACCGCAACGTACTTGCCGTTTCCAAAAGCCACGGAACGCCAAGTCTTGTCTTGCGGGGTGGTCTGCTGCGCCCATGTGGCGTTAAGCTGAAACGGGGCCGTGCCTAACTCGGGGATGCAGACAAAACCGCCACGAGTAATGGCTGATTTCGTCGTAAAATCCATGTTTACCGCATCCTGTACCTGCCCCGGCGGAATGTCCTCAACGCTATCGTACTGGTTGACGCCAATCAGGTTGGTGTCGCCCGTCGTGGTTGAACGGTCGTCTTCTCCACCATTACGATATGAGCGGTAACGGTCCATTATTGAAATTGGTATTTGATGAGCACTAAGCCCGATCCGCCATTACCGCCACTATAACTAAAATTGGTAAGAGAACCACCTCCGCCGCCACCGCCTGTTCCATCGTAGGCATTGCTTCCATTGCTAGCGTTTCCGCCATCGCCACCACAAGAAGCTCCGGTTCCGGGGTTCACTCCAACGGTAGAATAACCGCCACCTCCACCACCTCCACCGCAATAACCCGTACCGGAATTGATCCCAGCAGCAATCGTATCGGAATCAACAAGTGCGGTGCCGCCGCTACCAGAATTTCCACCACTGTAACTCCCGCCACCTGCGTAAGAACTTGCGCCACCACCAGCGGCATTGGCTTGACTAGCCCAATTACCAGCAGAATGAGAAGAACCGCCATCCGCGCCACCAGTTCCAGAAACACTTTTCCAAGGAGCACCATAGCCACCCAAAGCGGTAGATGAGTTAAAAGTAGTACTACCACCGCGTTGCGTGCTGGCACCGCTTGAACCACCGACACCACCGCTACCAATAACTACTGCATAGGTGCCAACGGCAATAGAACCGCTCGAAACATCTGTGACTTGCCCACCACCACCACCACCACCCGAAGCGGTTGCATCGGCATAATCGCCACCGCCGCCTCCACCTACCAATACTCGGCGCGTAAAAATGCCTCCTTTGGTTACAACAAAGTTATCGTTTGTTGTAAACAGGTGGTACTTGTAATTGCCAACAGTCGTAACGGTCCCGCCCGTAGCTTGAATGAAATTACCCCCACCGAAAAATAGGGAGACAATGCTCATTACGTTAGACCGCCACCCATGATGATGAACGTGTTGCTAGCTACGCAAATAACAGAGGCAATTCCGTGCTGGGCCAGCGTCCGATTGCCCGTCGTAGCCGTACCAGCAAGGTACATGGTGGCAGACGTGCCCTGCGTAATTGTGATGTCGCTGCCAGAGTTGTTCACAATGACCACCGCATTGCCCGCGCTGAACACGCTGGCCGGAACGGTAACCCCGCTGTTCGTGTAAACGTGCTTACCGGCATCCGTCAGCAACAGGACATACGAAGTGGTTTTGCTGTTCTGCGGAATGTCGCGGAGGTCGCCCTTAACATCCGTCACCGTGCTGGTAGACGTAACAGCGGCAAACGTCGGACTATCCCCAGATCCCAAGTTCTGGAAATGGGTGGCGGACCACTTGCGCGTGCCGTTGGTAACCCCATCCAGCGGCGTGTAATCGTCGGCAGCGGGAGAAGTCGCCGTCGTCGTGAAATTATGGATTAGCCTGGTAGCCATGGTTATTTAAGACGACGCTTGAGCTTGTACTGACGCATCTCGGAATTGTCCGCAATGGTCTGAAGGAGGTTCTGCGTGCCGTTAGACGCATCCGTCATGTCTTTCTCAATTGAGGCGCAAAGCTCCTTTTCCGTAACTAGAAGAACGCTGAAAGCACCGTCATTGTCCTTGAACTCGTTAGCCGTAGCCGCATCTGCCGCCTGCTTTGTAATGTCGTTCAAGTCCGGCTCTTCCCCCAACCCGATCATGCGTTCTACTAGAGAATCGTACTCGTTTTCGTATGCTGGATAAAGCTCACCCAAGAAATCGTGGTCCTGGAGGAAGGTTTTCCCCTTGGCCAGATTGTGGGCGTTGTGGGAGTAAAGCTGGAGAGCGCGAAGGATGATGGCGGTGTTGTGCATCTCAAAATAGTTTGAGGCTGATGGTAGCTTTCTCGGATTCAGTAAGCGTAACAAACTGCCCCGTTTGGGGTTCCATGTAAACGATGCCCTGCTCGGTGACCGCCATGACGATGGAATGGCCTTGCCCAAAGCGCGTTACGTACCAGATGAGTCCCACCGCAAGGGTGTTTGCCCGGCTGCGGTCATGGAAGGACGTAACGTAATAATCGGTTTGAGCTAGGGCGACAAAGTTGTAGGAGAAGTGATTGCAGTCGAAACTGTCGTCCGCTTTTGCCACCCCTAGCTTAAATAGCCGATCCCGATACTTTGGGTAAAAATCAACTAGCCATTCCTTGCGGACTACGGCGTAGGAATTGTCCCCCACGTAGACCAGCCCGCCAACCTGCGTTCTAAGCTCATTACAGGTCAGGACGGTTCCGGCTGATGCTGCGGCGCTCGTTCGCACGCAAGAGCCCCCAAACAGGCAGGAAACGCCTAGGATGGCCCTTGCTAAGTGATGGCAGAGGGAGCGCATGAACGGATTAGTCCGTTGGGGAGGCGGGCTTTTCTAGGTCGGCCAGCTTGGCGGTGAGTTCTTCAATCTTGACGTGGGCTTCAGCCAGATTGTCGATCAGCAGGTTAATGGCCTGCTGGCTGACGCCTACGGTGATTTCGTTGCGGAACTGTTCTTTAGTTTTAGCCATGTTAGAGAAGGAGCCAAGCGGCGCCAGTGGAGTAGACACCCCGTTTGACTGCGCCGCCGCCTGTGGGAGCGGTGCCTATGCCGACGCCGGCAAGTTGCGTTGCGTCCGACACGAAAACGATGCCGTAGGTGTTGCCGGCAGCGGCGGCGGGGAGGGCGGCCACCGTGTAGGATTTGTGGATGACAATGCCCGCAAACGTCGCGTTCTGGCTGCTGTCGAGGGTGAGGGCGGTGGTGTAGTTTGTCTGAAGCGTCAGCGAAGTGGCTGTTGCCGTAACAAGATCAAGTTGTCCACTAGAGTTGAATCGGATGAATGACCCACCCACGCCACCAAAAATATAGGGATTCCCGCTGGACAATGCAAAACCGATAGGTGCTGCTCCTCCGCCAATAAAACTTATTTGATTGGCAGCATTGCGATAGAGGCTGACATCCGTCCCAAACCCAATGCCGCCTGCGCTGGTGGTGTGGGCGGCAAGTTGGATTTTACCGTTAGCTGAGTCGGTGGTAGTGCCTAGAAGCAGATTGCCGGCATCGTTCAGCAACATCCACCCCGCCATTCCTGAGCCGTTGGCCCGCGTGCCAAAATAGAGACCGGCGGCGTAATTACCATCAGTCGCATTGATCTTATAGCCGCGGATAAATCCGTATTCCGTGGCAGTCGTGCCGGTGTAGTAACCGCGGAACGAAATCATGCCGCCGATTCCCGTGGCTATTGCCGTAACGTCGGTCACATCAAGCGAGCCATTTAGCGCGGACCCAGCAGCAGAAGGGGTTCCTAAAATAGAAACGCGGCCCGTCCCGCTCGGCGTTAGCGTGATGTTTTGGTTTGTGCCTTGGGCAGTCAGCGCAATGCTGCCAGTAGGCCCAATCAACTGGAACGTACCATTAACTACGTTTGTAGCTACACCACCACCCGTCAAAACTGAAGGATTGTTAGCAAGCATGGTAGTTAAGACTGAAATTCAGACCCAAAAATAATGGAATTAGCCGTGGTCGTAGCCACAAACTTTGCCGCCTTTGCCGCCGCCTGACTCCAGGTGTACGCATTCCCATTGGTCAGAATGTGGCCGTTCGTCGCACTCGGAGTGCTGCCGTCAAACGTGCAATACGTCGGAGCCGCCTGCACATCCAGAATAATCATGTCCGTCCGCTCGTTAAACGCGGCAAACTGCACCGTAGCCGTAGAGGTAATGGTCAAACGCTGGCCAAGAACCGCTGCGCTCGTACCGTTTGTTTGCCCAACCGTCGAAAACGTCGGCTTGGGGTAGATGTTGTTTAGATTGTAAGCCATCTGATTTGTAAGTTGAAATTACCAAGCCCTGTTCTGAGAAGTTGTGTGAGTGAAAACCTGCATGGTGATGGTGTCCGGCTGCTGGCGCTCAATACGGTCCCATTCCTCCAGCTTCTTCTGCTCCGCCATCTGATAAGCCTGCGACGCCTTATCCCATTGCCCGTCCTGCGTCAGCCAATCCGCATACGTCTGCCATACTAGCGGCTGACTCAGCATTTCCGGCACCGGCTGAATCACCCACTTAGCAGACGAACTCTCCGGGCTTTGCCCAGCCGTCGTAGCCGTAACGCACTTGTAGTAGTCGCTTGTCCCCGTACCGGCCCCGCTCGTCAGTGTGTAATAGATGTACTGCCCCGCCACGTAAGTAGCCGTAGCCGAGTATACGTCCCCCGAATAGTTGTAGGGAGCTTTCCGGTAATACGTGTAAATGGGATTGGCCGGATTGGTGTTGTAGGTGACGTAACCGTTTGTCCCCATAAACCCACCCGCCGTGCTAATCATCTGAATCCCTTCCGAGTTGATGACAAACCCCTGCGGACGAGGGTAGGTAATCATGGCTGGATTGTCGATCCAAGCCTGAAAAAAGTTGTCGATGACGTTTTCCCCCGTCTGGTCCCACGGAATCGTAAACTGCTGCGGGGACGTGTTGGTCTGCTGAATCAGCAGCGCACCCCACACGTACAAGCCCTTGGACGCATCACCGGCATAACTCAGCGTCGTTCCATCCGTCGAAACCTGCACGGTGGAACTCTGAGACGTTGCCGCCGTGCCGCTTGTGTACGTGATGGTACAAAGGAAGTAGCCGTTCGGGAATTGCTGGATGTTGGACGACGTTACGTTCGAACCTGCCCCCACCGTCCCCGATTGCACGTTAAAGAACGTGCTAAAGGTCGTGGTGCCATCATTAGCTGCCAAATAAACGTAACTGCGGCCATTCGGACGCACGTAGGCACTCAACTGATAGCCCGTACTTGGAAAACACGTTAAAGCGTTCTGGGCGACGTTGTGCGCCCCAGTCGCAGACGTTTCCATCACTTTGCTGGCCGTCACCCGGTTATCCGCCGGATTAGCAATGGAATTGGCCGTCACCGTCGTATTGGTGGCAGTCCAATAAGCCGTCTGGCTCAAATCATTCGGGTAAACCAGCAAATCGCCCGCAAATCGAGCTTCACCCCATACGCTCAAATCCGTCCAATTGCCCGCACCCCAAATTTGACGCACATTGGCGTTCCACAGGTTATTGATGGATTCCGCAACCTCAGTCGTCAAACGACTCGTCGGAAGTCCAATCAAACCACAGATGTTTGCCAACGCACGAGAATATGGGATCGTTCTCAATTACGCCTTTTTGTCGGCGTACCATCCTCCGGTCAAACCGTGTCTCGCGGCATTGACTTTGGGACGATAGCCTTTTGCACACATATGCGGATTATCCACTAAATACTCGGGCAGCCATTCATGCACGGCATTACCGTGCTGCTGCTGCAAACGAAAGAACAGCCGGGCATCAATACGGGCCGCCTGCTGTCCCAAACCATCCATCTGCGTGCTGCCTTGGCTCGCCATCACCCGTGCCAGCATCTTCTGATTCAAGTCCGTCTTTACCTTCTCCTCGGGAATTTTGCCCTCAATTTCACGCCAGAACTGGCGCACAAACTCAGGGGGGACACTTGAAACGATGCCTTGGTCGGAAATGTGGTCGGCAGCAATCATGTAAAAAGAAAGGGGCAGAGCCTCAGAGCGAGGATGCCCCAGGGTAGGGTCTTAACCCAAACGCGGGTCGGTGCCCACGTCGATAATGTTCAGATAGATGTCCAGATCGCCCACAGTAAGCGCGCTCGGACTACCACCCGTAGCATTGGTGAACACCGCCACCATGCTCGCAGTCGCCGTAGCGGTGCGGATGGTCGCGGTCGTCGGAACACCGGCAAGAACACCCGCCGTCAGAATGGACTGTGAGGTCACAAAACTGTTGGTGGTGGTCGTGGTGCCAATAACCACAGACATCGCCGTGGTGCCAGCAAAGGCAGTACGGACGTTGACGAGGGCATTGTTAACAACCCATTTCGCCGGCAGATTGCCCAGCGTCAGGGTAACGGTGTCAGAAGAGCCAGCGCCCAAAGCGATGTCGGCGTAATTGACGGAGTATTTTTGCGAGAACCCGCGAGCCTGCTCTTCCAGGGAAAGAGAAGCGGTACGGGCACGAGCGATAGTAACAGCAGTATCAGCCATGGTAATTTCCTCCTAGTTTAAGGTTAGCTGGTAGCGGCAAACTTGCCGAGACCAAGGGGGTTCTTCACCATGAGCGTCAGCGCCGCGAGGATGAACCCGCGACGACCGCCACCAAGGTCAGGAAGCTCGTTCGACTCAATGCCAAGCATATAGCCGATACCAACGAGTTCGGGATCGATGACGTAACCGCGAGCCTTCTGCTGGTTCGTGGTCGAAGACACATCCGCGCCATCGAGGATGCCGTTGAACAGATCGGGAACGACGGTGACGGTATGGAAGTCGCCAACGTACACCGTGACATCAAGGTCAATCTTGTGCTCGGTGGCGTCCTGCGTAACCATGTAGCTCTTCGCCGTGGTCGTGCCTTCCTGGCGCTGGAACTTCGAGATCGACCGCTTAAGCGACGGACCAGCGAACAGCGTATAGGTGCGACGACCGCCAACCTGTTGGAAGATCGACTGGAACACATCGTTGAACGCCGATTCACCAAGCGAAGCGGTGGCGGTGGTGTCGATGGAAGCAGACGGGGTACGGAACGAGGCCGGAACGTCGGTGCCGGGGGTCGTGCTGATCCACTTGCCGAGCGCCCGCAGCTTGTAGGGAGCCGGAGGGGCTTCCTGCTGGCGGTCGTTGTCGGAGCCGATACAGGCTTCAATGTCGCGCTTGAGTTCGCGCATCGCCTTCATTTTGGCGTTGGCAACTTCAGACGAAACACCGGCCACATCGGAAGCCTCCTGCAAGCGGGAGACCATCCACTGTTCGCGGAACTGTTGGACATAATTGCCAACGCGAGCGCGGTTGACGGCCTGATTGCTAAAAGCCAGTACGTCCTGACCTTCAAGAATACCACCGAAATTGGGGGCGGAAAGCGAATCGACCTGCCACTCTTGGTAGGCATTGGTCATGCGCTTGGTCTTGGAGAAGGTGGAAACCTTCGGAGTATCTTCGGGAGCCAGGATCGTGAGGAAATCGGTCAAGTCCTCGCGGTCGCCAGCGACGTTGTAAGTAGTAGAGAGAGCCATGTTAGTTAACGATTAGATTTTGAGAGTTCACGAGCCAAAAGGAACTGCGCTGCTTGATTTGCCGTGACGCCACCACTCTTGGACATTGCCGAGCGCATTCCTTCCAACTGACTTTGGGTCTTAGTTTGCGACGGTGCGCGATTGTCAGATCCAGAAGAAGATACCAAGGCTTGGGCAGGAGGAGGGGTCTTAGACACAGATATGTTTGGTTTTGTGCTGGTCTTAGATCGCTTCTCCTTGGCCTCAAGCGCCTTCAACCCCTCAATCTGCACCCCAATAATCCAATCCGCGTTCGGAAGGTTACGGAGCCACGGCATAGCCATGTAAGCCTGTTGGGCTTGTACATATTCTGGAGCTGACTTGTCTCTCAAGAAGGGAAACTTCTCAAAAGCCACCTGTTGTGCTTGATTCTTGGTCTGAAGGAATTGGGCTCGGGCCGGGATGTCATCCTCCAACGTCTTTTCAGCGTTACGGAGAATGGTTTTAAGGGCGTCGCGGTTGACGACTGTTTCACCCATACGAAAGGGTTCAAAGTCGTCCCGATCCAACTGCTCTTGGGCAAATCGCTTCGCTTCTTTGGCTTGCTGATGCAGCTTACCAAGGTCCGCAATGTTCTCGATCTGAGCAAGGGGGGCAGTTCCCTGCGGTAAAGGAGTCAGCGGTACAGGCTGCTGTTCCTGAGATACCTGACCCTGCTGCTGCATGGCCAGAGTAAGCTCATTCACTTTTGCCTCTAACGCTTTCCGCTTCGCCACTTCCTTACCAATTCGCTTATCAATCTTCTTCTTTAGCTCGGGCGAATAATCCTGAGAATGAACGTCTCCTTCCGGCTCACCTTCGCCTTCAGCTTGCGCGTCAGACTGGGATTCACCGTCCGGGGCAGACTCAGCTTGCGCTGCTTCTGGGTTAGCGGAGTTTTCTGCAGGCGATGCCTGTGTAGTCTGTTCCGCTGTAGCTGCTTGAGCTTTAGCATTCTCCGCCTCCATATTGAGGAGACGTTGCGCGGCTTGAGCAACCGTCAGATTACTTTTCGGGGCATCACTATTTGCGGTGGGCGCTTGAGGCGCTTCTGCTGGCTGTGAAGTAGCGGAGGTCGAATCGTTGGTCATGGGTTTAAGCCCCCAAGGGCGAAGAACAAGGCGGATGCCTAGTGCAAGTAGCGGTGCTTATGTCTTGCGTTAGAGTCAATCATTATTTTGAACTCTAATAATGGCTAGCGTAACCGAAACCATGAAGGCTATACGCTACTTGCTGGAGAAGTACGGCAATGTAGAGCCTACAGGCGCGTCTCCCTCCATTGAAAAAGACCGGCCCCGTCACTTTCCCATTAGCAAAGCTACTCGACGCGAAATCCTTGTCCTGCGTGAGAACGGAATGACGGTAGCCAACATTGCCATCACTATCGGACGATCAATTACGACCGTCCGCAACGTCCTCAAGATGCACGCTGCTCGGCTTCAAGCTCGGCGCGTTGCGTGTGCTGTTGCACAAAGTCCTCATACAGCGCCGCAATCGCCTCGTAAGCCCTGATCTCGCCTAGCGCCGCCAAGGTCAAACGCTCATCCTTTACTACGAGGTCGTTGATTGAGTCCAACATGGCATTCCGCTGAAGTTCACGGATCTCGTCTATGAAATCGGCAAATGCGTCATTACCGGCCAAACGATACAGGGCTTGTTGAAGCCGAGCTGACTTTTCGGCAGTGGTCAGCAAGGTTTTGGATGTTTTCTTAGGCATTAACGGGGATTAGGAGTGGCGGGCATTGGTCCCGGCATAGCGGCACCAAGCTTACCAATCTGAGCGTTTTGTGACTGCACCATCTGCTGCTGGTATTGCTTGGCGCGGGCGTCGATACGCTCCTTGAAGTTCTTGTCCTGTGAATAACGCTGCTGCACATCCGGCTGTTGCAGGTACTGCTGCATGACTTGCAGGCCCAACTGCGGCGGCGTCCCGATCTTGATGTTGCGGGGAATGCCGGCAAAGATTTGAGCAAGATCGGCGTGTTCGTCGTCTACCACTTTCTGCTGACCGGCCTGCACCGGACGCAGGATGCGCTCGGCAGCATTGGGGTCGATGTTGGCAATGAACATCTGACAAAGGGCGGACCAATCAATGACGCCATCGCGGTCAAGGGACTGTGCGGCTTGAATGATGGCGTTCCATTTTTCCGACATCCGCTTGAAATCGGTAGACTGCACATCCCATGACAGGTAGAAATCAAACTCCTCGTTGATTTCACCCTTCTGGAACACGGAAGCATCGGCGTCTTTGACGCCCATGACTCGGAACATCACCTCATCCTGACCGTACTGCTTGTAGAGCTTCCACACTTGGCGAAAGACTCGCGCCATACAGGACAGGAACTTATCCACTTCAAACTGATTGAATATGGGGTCAATGGATGGATCGCCTTCCTTGGACGCAAAGCCGTTGTACTCCTTGAACGACGCTTCCAGCAGACTTTCAGAGTTCTCCGTGTTCATGTCGGGAGCCGGACGATCCGCGTAGTGGTATTCGTTCGCTCGACGTTCGCTAATCATGGCGCCCGGACCCCAACGGCCTGGGGGACGACCTTGCGGATAACAGATAGGCGGGAGAATGGCGATGGAGGCCGCATCAATGCGGCTATCCTTGTGCGCCTTGATCTGGTCCTGCCACGGTTTACCCGGCTCCGGTACACCGCGAGAGTCATGCAGCTTGCGGCTCAGGTACTCGCGGCGATAAAGGATAAACGGGTATTGTCCGTGCGCGTAGCCAAGCAGCCCAGTCTTGGCGTAACCCTCGTGCTTACTGTCAGGAGGAAGATGCGGGTGAAACACCGTGCAATAGATGCCCGGCACCCCGTCCTCGTCAGAAAGCCGCTGATAACAGTACACCACGCCAATCCGATCCGTGAAACGCTGCTGCGTGTAAACAAATGAGCGGCTGATGGGCTGAAGGTACTCGGACGGGCTGATCGTAATCAGGCGACCGCGCTGCGTGCGAATAGCAGCCTCAACCCACTCTTCGTCCCAATCGTCATCGCGTACCATGGCCCGCAACTTTTCCGCCGTGAAGTATTCCACGCGGTAGATGCCGGGAGCTTGCTCCAAATCCGTCGAAAACGACGGGATAAACAACTGTTCATCCAGATTGAAGGCGCGGATAATCGGGTAGCTGCGTTCCGGCCCTTCCATTGGCACAGAGGTTTCACCCTTCTTCCGCAAATCCTTCAGCATGGAAGCAGCTTTGCCTTTGCTGCATCCGTACTGCTCGGTGAAGATCATTTTTAGATCCTCAGAAGCAGCGTCATCCTCAATCAAAGCCTGCACATCAATCTGCGGAAACTGAGTTTGCAGGTCATTTAGCCGCACGTTGACCAACACTTTTTCACGGCGCTTTTCCCAAAATACGCCCATGGCCGACAAGCCCTTTTCCTTGGCGTAGTTGGAGAAGATTTCAATCTCGCGGTCTACCTCGGGAATCTGCGTCTGGATGAGCCAGCGCATGAAATTAGACACAATCTGAGAACGGGCGGCGTCCGTACTCTCGACGGGAATAGCGGAAAGGTTGGCCCGTTTGAATGCCATGACCTCCATGGCCACCTTCTTGTTGATGATGTTATCAACCAAGAACACGCGCAGGTCGGACGCACCATCCCACGGGGTGGGACTGATCTTGCTGCCTTCGCGGGCGTGCTTCTTGCCGTCAGCGGATTGACCGTTCCAAAGGGCAAAGCGGGTCTCGTAATTCAGCCGGCATTGGTCGATGTACGGCTGGTTGTCGCGCACGCAGTCTTCAAACGCCTTTTTGAGTAGGCCAAAGTTTGGACCTTCATTCTCGGCGGGGGCAAGCTGGAGGCCGGGGTCAGCAGGCACCGAAATGGCGTTTGAATCAATGCTACTCATTGGTAGTTGCGCTAATGTAGGCCATGATTAACGCAAGGATAAACTAATAGGAGAACGTGCGTCCATGCTCTCCGATTTTATCAATGTCTGAATACTCGCAGTTAGATACACAAAGGTAGCGCAAGCAGTCGATTGGATCCTTGGTGGCTTCATCTTTGCCCCCTTTGGCGGTGTATTCCTGCATGGCGTAAATCAGGTTCTGGCAACGCTCTGAAATGTACAGCTTGGGGGAGTTAAGCACCGACAAGGGAAGCTTTTCGTCGTAAGATAGCAGGCCGTTAATCAACTGTAACCCGTTTTCAATCTCAACACCCGGCGCAGGGATAAAAGTCATGCCGGCATCATCCAACTCGCTGATGATGGTAGTGGCTCCATCGGCAGATTGCCGTTCCGCCGCACCCAAACGAGGATCAATAAACCTCTCAAAAATAGGTTCCCCGTTTTCACAGTTCTCCATCAACTCCACGTAGTCTTTGATCCCTTTTTTTGAGCCTTTTTGCGCCGGCCCCGCTTTACCTTCAACTCCGGTACCTGGCAGTGCCCAATCATCGTAATCGGGCCATTCTCGATACACCCACCAAGTTCCAGCCGGATCGACTGCGACCCACAGCATGAACCAGTTCTTTGATCCGGCTGGGTCGAGCACCATGTAACGGGTTGCTTTGTAATCCGCATCTTTAATCCACGGTAGCTTGTCGTGAGCAATGACATTAACCTCTTTAGAAAAGCCGGGAAAGACCGAGGTGATTGCTTTTGTGGGGATGCCATAGGCTCGGGCGAGGACTTCATCTCGACTACGCCCGACGATCTTGTGGCGAAAGTCACTTGTGTCAATGAACTGGTTATCTTCCGTCCAGAAGTAGTGGATAATGGTGCCGGGGCGGGAAAGGGATTCTTGAATGACGGGCAGTTCTTTTCCAACAAGGGGAGCATATCTCTTTTTAAGAGTACGCGTCCGTCCAAGGATGTCCTGCACGAGCGGGGTCCATCCGGTGAGGGTAGTGAAGGTAAGGATGATGCGGCCATGATAGTCAATGGTTCGGTACTGAAGCGTCTCAAACAGCTTCTGCGCCATTTCTTCATCCCCCCATATCAGATGCGCCTTAAATCCTTCTGCCACCTGAGCATCGGCTTGGTAGGAACGATAGTTGCCAAACTTGATAGAACCACCCCGTTTGGCCCCTTGGATGGGGGGCAGGATGGCAATGTTATCGGTAAAGCCATTCTTCTGGCTGTACTGGAGAGAATGATTCATGCCCTTTTTGACGGGCAGGTTGCGGATACCCACGGGCAGGGCGTCCCAGATCATGCGCTGCTGGTCCTCAATGCTCCGGTCTTCATTGACGTGGTAGGCTCGTACATCCGCATTGGGAATAGAACCTGCGGCCCACACGCACAAACGGCTGGCTAGCGTGCTTTTGGTTGAATTGTGGTGCAACACTCCCGCTACTTCATAACAGCCATAGGCGGGAACAGTCATATCCCACTTGACAGCTATTCCCGCTAATTTAATATGTGTGACGTATGCCACACCACGACAAAATTGATTATCCCGTAAAAGAAATCCGTCAGTGGATTGCAGAAGGTTGGACGCAACAAAAGATTGCCGAATACCTTGTGCAAATTCTTGACGGTCGCATAACGCCAAAACTGATTTACAAGGTCTGCCGAAAACACGGGATAAGATGCCAACGAACCGGACCGCGTTCTGGTTCAAAGCATCCCGAATGGCGCGGAGGTAGAATAAAAGACCGCGTTGGTTACATCCACGTTTATGTTCCCGACCACCCTGAATGCATGCGTATTTCAGAAGCTCGTCGCTTAAAAGCGGGCGGCAAGTATTACCGGAAAGAGTGTTACATCCAAGAACATCGGCTAGCGATGGAAAAACACCTAGGGCGCTATCTTGAGGTTCAAGAGGTAGTCCATCACATAAATGGCCAAAAGGACGACAATCGCTTGGCCAACCTTGTCCTGTTTCGATCCAATGCTGAACACTTGGCTGCTGATCTAAAAGGCCGTTGTCCCAAGTGGACTGAGGACGGAAAAGACAAGCTCCAATTCTCAAGGCTGAAACGGGTAGCCAAAGCCCGTTTGCGCAAAGCACACGATGCTCAAGAGAAGCTACAAATCGTTGACCAGTTGACAGCTCAACTTCCGCCATCATACCGGCAGGCTTTTGAAACGGCTGTTCGGCCCTTGCTATCACTTGCTTAATGCCATCAAACGAATAAACGTGATGCGGCCCTTTGATGCTATCAATACGCCGGTTAATTCCGGCTATGGGGTCGTAAATCATTGTATCCCCGCGTAGGCAACGATTGCCGCCAAGAATGATATGGTTCTGGTACTTGCCCCAGTTGGCCATGACATCTTTCCAAGCGGCAAGGGTCCACCCGCTACCCACTGGGTTGTCCAACGCTGCCGCATCCATCTTCTCCCTGAACGCCAGGTACTCGCCTAGCTGTTCCTTGGGCCACGTTTCCAGCTCGGCCATGGGATGCACCGGAACATAGGGAATCCCAAAGTCCGGTTGGAAGTCGTCAGCGTAATGAACGTCACCCAGCGCCATTACCGTTTCCTCCGCTTCTTCTCAAAAGCTTCCTCATCCTTCTCAATCTTGTCGAAAGCATCCAACAGGCTGGCCCATGGCAACGTGCCCTGACCGTCAATGTTGATGCCTTCACGGGTAGCCGTGATGGACAAGCGGGCATACTCCCGCGCCTCCGGTTCCCACGGTTCTACCATCCACTCCACGTTGGTCACTTTAGTGAGCATGGTTTACCTCACCAATCCACTGCATTAAGAACAATACTAATGAATCCGTTGCGTCACAGTATTAGTACGTCTTATACGTCGTTCACGAATGGCGAACAGGTTTGCCCACGGTTGGCCGTTCTTTCCATTTTAAGGCGATGACTCAAACACGTCGCATCCTTATCGCTACCCCACTAAAAGGGGACATTCCAAAGGCTTATCTCCAGACAAGCCTTCAACTGGTCAACAGCCGGTTTGAAAACATCAAGCTGGACTTTCTCCTGCTGGATGGTCCTGCCGTACAGATGGCCCGCAACGAGATTGCCAGTTACGCCCTTGAACAGAAGTTCGATGAACTTGTATTCTGGGACAAGGACATCCAGGCAGACGTGGACGGCATCAACCAGACTGCCGGCGCCATGGTGCGCCTATTCTCCCATGACGTAGACATTGTATGCGGGTTGTACTCGACCCGCTCCCTTGAAACCCATTGGCATATTGACGCCCTGCCTGATGAAGAAGCCAATGCGGACGGACTCCAAAAAGTAAACCGTTCGGCCATTGGTTTCTCCAAGATCAAGACTTCCGTGTTCCGTAAGCTGACCGAGGACAACCCTGACCGCGTTGCCTACTTGATTGATCCCAACCGTGCGCCCAAAACCATCACCGAATGGTTCCCCATGGGCATCCAAGGCCGGAACACCCCGGAAGGCCGCATCAAGGAAATCAAAAAGATCCTCGGGGATGCCAGCCGCAAAGACCTCAAGCCCGAAACCGTCATTTCCCTGATTGATCGGGCGCTCACCATCAAGAACGACCAAGTAAACCTGTTTGCTTCAGAGGACTACTGGTTTTGCGACATGGCTCGTGCTTCCGGCATCGACATCTACGTCGATACCCAACTTATCATGGGACACGAGGGCCGTTGCGTGTTCCCCCTTACGACCCCGCGCCTTCTCTCCGTTTTATCCGAGCCTTGGCGCAAAGAAGAGCTGGCTGCCTTGAAAGCCAAGATCCAATCCGATCAAGCGGCCAAAGCTCAAGCCGCCAAGCCATGAGCACCTACAACCTCAAGATCAGCCAGCTTGAGCGCGAGCGCGACAAATGGCACATCATGTACAAGCATTCCCTTGCTTCTTGGTGGGAGGAATACAACACCAACATCCGCCTCACCAACACCGTCAAGGAGCTGTCAGCTCAACTTCAACGACTTCAGCAACGCCAGAAGGCACAGCCAAAGAAGAAACAGAAGCCTGCTCAATAACCTTAGCTAGGGGCTTTCCCATCAGCTTGGCCAGTATCTCCTCCTTGGAGAGCTGGCCATAATTGTTTACCTGGATGTTTACGTTGGCATTGCCTGCCGCGCTCATCTGGGCCAGCCGCTGCCGCTTATCAATCGCCACGCTTAGATTGAACCCCAGCGTCGGCAATGGCGTGTCATCCACCGTGTCCAGCATCCGGTCCACAATCCGATCCGCCAGTTGATCGAGCTTATTCCCCAGCCTCTGGTTAAATTCGTCCACGGATATACCCACTATGCGTTGAAAAAGCTTTTTATCACTATCCGACACTCCCATCAAATGAGGGCTCTTTCGCAAGCCCAAACCATTCCCCTCCAAAGTAGCCATCGCCAGCTTGTTCACCAGCACCTGTGGCGTGTACACCGCCCTCGTTGCGATTATCCCGGCCTTTGGCTTCCCCTTCGGCATAACCTACCGCACCCCTTCCACCCGCTCAATAGCCCACTTCGTCGCCTCCTCCCTCGCCCTAGCCAAGAACTCATCCCCATTCCCCTCCGCCTTCTCCTCATGCACATACGGCACATAGGGCTGCACCTCCTCCTCCACCTTTACCCCCACCTTCATCGCCTCCCCAGCACTCCCCCCAATATACCCAATAGGCTTTACTAACAACCCCGCATACACCTCCGGCACATCCAACCGCTCCACCACCTCCCATTCCTTATCCACCCCATCCGCACTACTCCACACCTGTCGCACCCTCACCTTCTCCGCATTACACAAATTCATCCCTCCCTTAGCACACTTCCCCCACACCCCTTCCACATTCACCTCTACATACCACTTGTTCCGACACTTCACCCCTATCACCCCCTCTTTTACCCCATCATCGTTTCCTGCTTGACTACTTGGCTCTTTCCCCTCCACCTCCCGTAAGGGAGCAGTGCTACTACCGCTGTCTACACCTGCCTCTCCCACTGCCACAGCCGATTCACTCGACTGCAAAATTTCTACCCTAGGCGTGGATTTATCCAAATCTCCAGCGGTGCAGTCCTGGTTGACCCCCTCCCCCCCTGTTGGCTCCGCCAAGGGGGCAGAGGCGGGCACGGCACCTGTGAGCTGAGCACTGAGAGGCCCGACAGGGCGCTGTAGCTGCTCACCAATCGTGCCCTCAGCCGATTGCTCTTTTGAGCTGCCGGAAATGGGAGCGATCTTATTTGGCTCTTTGGGCTTATTGCGGGAGCCCCTTGGACGGCCTAGCCTAGCAGGCTTGGAACGCGTGATTGTGGGAGTGCGGGGCGGGAGGGGGGCGGCGAGGAATGAAGGGAGCGGAGGAAGGGCTGAAGGGGAAGGCATAAGCTGATGCAAAGGGAATCTAATGCTGGAACGCAAGCTCAATAAGCTGTGCTACTGCGTGAGAAAGGGAGCGAATTGGAGCTTGAAGAGCGCAATGATTGCGGCATGGTGGGTGATGTCAGAGGCAATACGCCTCTGGAGAATAACAAAACTAGAAAACAAAATGAGCACACAGCAAATCCTAGAGCAAATTAGCATCAACAGCCAACGCCTAGCGGCGCTGGCGGCGCAGACGGCGGAGACTGTAGAGGCAGCGAGATTGGCAGAGTTAGCGTTGAGGGATGCCTCGACCGGCAATTATGCACAACCCTCAACGATGGTAGCGGCGCTGATTGCGGCGCTGGTAGATATTGAGGCCATCGCAAACGGCACGGTAGTCGGTTGGACGGCAGCGCAACGGGCGGATGAGCGGTATTGTCGCGGTGCGGTAATTGGAGCGGCTCGGCGGGCGCTCCGCGAGGCTGGCAAATAAGGCCTACTCCGCAAACCACCCTGCTACCTCTCACGAGGCGCGGGGTTTTTCGGTGCCAGCCAGAGGCAATTACGCCTCTGGCAAATGCCCGAAACAAACAAACTAGATTACCATGAAAATCTCTATAGATCGTATCAACAGCATCGGTATCCGAAACGAATACCTGGCGGCGCATTGCAACCACGCCGAGTTCTACGGCACATTCCGGCATCCTAATCACCCCGAGAGTCGAGACTGGTGCATCACGCTCTACAGCGTTTGCGACGAGCTGGTTTTCGAAACCAACGGCGACCCTGTTTGGGCGTCGGAGAGCGAGGATTTCGGCGCCTTGGCCGCTGAGTACGGCATCGACGTTGACGCGCAGGTGCGCGGCGAGGAGGAGGTATGATGAAAAAGATTCTCCCCTGCCTTTCCTTCTTTTTGCACGCGGCCCTATGGATTGGCGCCTGTTGGGTTATGGCGCAAATAGTTCTCGGCTAAATCAAATCGAACACAAACTAGAAAACAAAATGAAAATCACCCGTTCCTATGCACGTTCCGGCAACGTGCTAAGGAATCGCGTATTTCTATGCACGTCCGCCCAACTTACCTTAGGCCACTTACCTCGGACCTAATTCCGAGATCCAATTTGCCAGGTTCATTTTACCCGGATTTTTGGGATTGAAATTTGATTTCCCATTTTAGCCCGGAGAATGGGGGCAAAATTCAATTTCCCGTTTTTCCGTTCTCGCTTTTCCGCAATAGTTACGACTTACCTCAAGGCCCATGAAATCTAACCTTCCACAAACCGATTCGCCAAAATGTTTTTTGAGCGATTTGCTGCACCTTGTTCGCGTTTGTCATAAAATCTCTGCCAAGCTGCCCGATCACGAGCGTTCGGAATTGCTAGAAGCGGTTGCCGACCTCGAACGCTACCCAATGGACCTTGGAGGCGACCAGTGAACACGCCCACAGAACCGCAGGAAAGTGCCTTTGCTTTGAGTTTACGGGCCTTTCGGGCGCAGTTAGGGTGGTCACAGGGGGTGGCCGCTGCTTACCTCGGGATTGCGCCCCGTACCTTGGAGTATTGGGAAAGCGGACGACCTGAGCGGGTGCCCAGTCGCGTGTGCCAAGCCGGTGCGTTTTATCTGCTGACGCACGCTTGTAAGGGGGGCAAATGAATGAGCTGGCACTTTTCGCGGGCGCTGGTGGCGGCATACTCGGAGGAACACTCCTCGGCTGGCGCACTGTTTGCGCCGTCGAGTGGGAGCCCTACGCCGCGAGCGTACTTATCCAGCGACAGAATGACGGCATTCTCCCGGCTTTCCCGATTTGGGATGACGTTCGCACCTTTGACGGACGACCCGGGCTGGAGGCGATGGTCAAGTGGTCAACCCCAACAGCGCACAATGCCAAGGAAACGAACGCGCCATCCGAGAGCAACCTGCACACGCCAACACTTGCGGCCCAAGCTGGTGGCGCGTTGAACCCGACGTGGGTCGAGTGGCTCATGGGGTGGCCGCTCGGGTGGACCGACTTAAAGCCATTGGAAATGGACAAGTACCAGCAGTGGCAGCACTCGCATGGTCTATCCTCGGACAACGCTAGCAACGAATGCGGAAAGCACTTGTCAGGCGCTAATCCCTAACGCATAAATTGCGGACAAGCGCGAAGCCCTCGGAAGAAAGCCGACAACTCAGGCCCAATTTCGAGGGCTTTTTGTCGGTATTTCACAGCCCGTATTCCTCGACGACAATAAGGCCGTTGCCGCCGGCACCACCCGCTCGATTGACCGCTGCAAGGGCAATGCCACCTGATCCACCAGCGCCAGCGGTGCCTGCAATGCCTGCCGAGGCGGCAATTTGACAGTCGCCGCCACCTGCACCCATCCAGCCGGGGGCGCCAGCGCCAGAGGAGGCCACGGTGCCCGAAAACCGTGCGCCGTAACCTCCAGGTGACCCCGGCACGTTCAAGTCGCCGTTTGTGCTGATTGCACCGCCGGCACCACCATCGCACACGCCTACAGCGGTTGAGGCGACGACAAATGTGCCTCCTGTGCCGCCCCTACAGGTCACGGTGGTTGCGCCCACGGTCAGCGTTGTATTTCCGCCCGTGCCACCGTTGCCACCCGTTGCCACGCCTGCGGTGCCGCCCGTACCAATTGCCACGGTATAAGCCGTCGAAGCCGTAACGGTAAAAAGCACTTCGGCGTAACTGCCGCCACCGCCACCACCGCCAACCGCCGCCTGCGACGCAACACCAACAACGCCACCGCCGCCACCGCCTGCGGCTTGCATACGTACCAGAATGCGGGTGCAGCCTGCCGGAGACGTGTAGGTGACCGTAGCCGTCGAGGTGATGACGGTGCGAGAGAGAAATCGGAAAACCGCGCTTGAACTCAGGTTGGTGCCGCTGATTGCGCCTGTGCTGACAACGGAGGACGGCGTGATGGCTCCGAGTGCCAGGGTGATGGCAGGGGTGGTGCTCGTGCTCGTGACCGTCCCGCTGACTCCGTTGGCCGTTGCGACGCTCACGGCAGTCACCGAGCCGTTGCCCGTGCCGGCCCCTAGATTCGTCCGCGCCGTCGCTGCGTCCGTTGCCCCGGTGCCACCGTTGAGGATCGCAACGGTGCCGGTGACATTTGCCGCCGTCCCGCTGGTGTTCTGGTTAAGCGTCGGGAAATCCGCCGCCACTGCGATGCTTGGCACACCCGTTGTAGTCGTGTTTTTGAGGATGCCCGTCGCAAGACCAGCCAGACTGGTCCCGTTGATTTTCGTCACCGCTGCCGTCAATGCCCCGGTGGAGCCGCTGGCCGTTACGTCGCCCGTAATGCTTATGGTCTGATCTCCGGTGTTGGTTCCGCTGCTCGTGCCGGCGTGAGATCCAGTAATTGAGCTGGTGCCCGTGACTGCCAGCGTTGGGGTGGTAGCGCCCGACAATACAACGCTGTTGACCGACGTTGGCGTGATTGCGCCCAGCGTGAGCGTGATGGCTGGCGTTGTACTGGTCGAAGTGACCGTGCCGCTGATCCCATTCGCTGAAACAACGGAAACACCCGTGACCGTACCACCACCGCCACCGCTAGCTGCTATGGTCACGCTCTTTGCCGTGTTATCCGTCGTCAGAGTCACGTTTGTCCCTGCCACCAGCGTCAACGCCTGACTCGTGCTGGTCGTCGTTACCGTCGTCTGGCCACTCACCACCACCGAACCGAACAGATTCTGGTCGCCCGTGTTGCTGTTACTCAGGTTGCTGCCGGTCACCGTACCACTTGCCGCCACACTGGTCGGAGTGATAGCGCCAAGGGCCAACGTGATCGCCGGGGTGGTCGAGGTCGAGGTCACGCTGCCGCTCACGCCGTTAGCCGTTGCCACACTCACGCTCGTCACACTCCCGTCTCCAGTGCCCGCTCCCAGCGCCGTCCTAGCTGCCGCTGCCGTCGTCGCTCCCGTCCCGCCGTTAGCCAGAATAAGCGTGCCTCCCACGGTCAGCGTGCCTGCGGTCGTAATAGGTCCACCTGTTAGCGTCAGGCCCGTTGTGCCTCCGCTGCCGCTCACACTCGTCACCGTGCCGCTGCCGCCTCCACCACCGCCTGTTGCCGCAATGGTAAGGGTCGTCGCATCGGTCCCCTCTGTCTGCGTCAGGGTGATGTTGCTGCCTGCTGCAATGTTGAGTTCCGATTGGCTTTTGAGAGCTGTCCCAGAGATGAGAATACGCAGCGGCGAGGTTGCCACGGTGCGCAAAAGTTCAACTGTGCGGCTGAAGATCATGCTCCGGCTTTAGCTCTGTAGTCTCAGAAGCTCAAGGGCTGTTTGCTACCAGCGAAGCGCGTTCCGGCATCCACCCGCCCAACAGCAGGCTGACCGCCTCCGCCTTAAACGGAGCCACCGCCCTGGCCATTTGATAAAACGTGCTTTTCTCCAGCCCAATGGCATCGGTCGCAAACGCTAGCCCCGTAAATTCAGTCAGGGCATCGAGCGTCAAATCCCACTTGCTGATGCGGTAATACTCCAGCGCCTCGGCACAGAGCTGATGCGTGCCCTGTTTTGAACTGCTCGGAAGTTTCAAGACAGCCGACAACGGATTCAAAAGCTTAGACTGCGGAACATTCTTGACCCACTCATCCGCCACCTTTCGGTCGTCCGTGATGTGGTAAATCCGTTCCTTCTGATGCGGCATGAGCGCCTCGTATTTCTCAAGCCAGCCCTTCATTGCATCCCCATCACTCCGATCCGTGCCCCTTAAATGCACCACCGTTGCCGGGAGCTGCATCCCTGCCAGCCGTCGCTCTATTTCGACAGCCACCTTTGACTTAAACCTCAAATGCTTCGCCACATGGTAGCCGTCATAACGCCTCCATCCGGCTCCATTGGTGACAATAATGTCGCCAGTCCCTTTCTCGTAGCTCTCTCGCATGATCTCAGCGACGAAAGGGTCACGCTGCTGCCATTGAGTGATGGGCCGCATGATGGAAGCCATGTCCCATGTCTCAGGCATTATCTTCGCTCCCTCCAACTTTCCCACTTCTTCCAGCGTTAGAACTTTGACTCCCTCCAGGTCAAAGAAGTCCCAGAAGTCGAATTTCCCATGTCCCCAATTTTCATCTTTCCAGTCCACGCAGATGGCTGCATCGTGCTTGGCGCAATAGGCAAGAAGATGGGTCAAGACGGTCAATCTATCTCCAAACCCTTCCCATGCTTTGAACACGATGACTTGCTGCATCCTCTTTTTTTAGGCTCACGCCTAGTCCGCACTCAACCTTAAAAGGTCTACCGCGTTTTGGCTCGGGCAACTGTAACGGCTGCATAGCTCACCCCTTGAGAGGATGAGCTAGGTCTTACGCGCCTTGGACGGGGTGCCACGGTACATTGAGAGGTCCGCTCGGAGGTGCCACAAGCACACGGATAAACTCTCGGCTCACTAATTCACTCTTATGCCAGCGGGTAATCGTTCTGGCTGCCGATCTGACGGATGGCAGGACTCCCTGTTAGGGTGGTCGCTCATCATTCTTTTGATCGTGTGTCAGGAAAAGAAAAACCCGAGGGCTGTGACAGCAGCACGCTCGGGTCTTGGGCATTACCCCAATAAAGTGATACTCAATTGAGCTGCTGTCACAGTCAACGAGGGAAAAGACGTACCCTAACCCGCTTTGTTTCAATCTTTTTTAGATTCTGTGCATTTTATTCTCGTATATTGCAAAGGTGTCCCTCAACGTCTGCACATCGAGGCCACACCGGCAACGATGCCAACCAAGACTAGATCCAATGCTCACCAACATCTCCAAACTTTGCTCCATGTGGTCCACATGGGGCTTTAATAAGCGCGATGCCATTCACGGCATCATCCTGTTTAGGATGAAGCTCGGCAACGCTCGGGGAAGTGGAAACAAAGCTTCCAAGCGTGCCGCAAAGATTGAAACCAACGCATGGTTCGACCACCACGCCCGGCTGACCGAGGCCGAGGTTGACCGCATGGCCGTCCTTCTGGAGGACAAACGATGATCGAGGACATCACCGTTGAAATCTGCAACCATGACTGGGTGTTCTGCGATGACTCTTTTGACCATGACTGGGCCGGCGGCGAAACCCAGCTCGATGTTTACTGGGAATGCCAGACCTGCGGGGTCTGCACCCGCAAATGCCCAGCTCAATTTATCAACGACTAACATGAGAAATGCTCTTATTATCAACAGCCTAGCCTACTACTGGCTGAGTCAGGCCCGGGTCTGGCAACGCGCTTGGGCGCTGGCAGCCCGTTACAACTCTCATCCCACCGTCCTTAATGTCTGCCGTGCCCAAATGCGCGATTGCGCCAAGTGGGCGATCAACGAAGTCCGCCGCTAACCTCCCCATGAAACTCTACGAAATCCATTCCGAGATTGAAGCAATCTTCTCCACCATTGAAGACATATTGTCCAATCCAGAAGCCTCGCCAGAGGCCAAGGAGGGCGCATTAGCGGGCCTCCAAGCCCAACTGGCGGAGTTGACCCTCGCCAAGACGGATAAGGCGCTGTATTTGGCCAGAAAGGTCTTGAACCTCGATGCCGAGGCGGAAGCCGTAAAGGCTGAGAAGGGCAAGTTGGCTGCTCGTCAAGCGCGGCTAGAGCGCCAGGTCGAGGCCATAAAGGGCTACCTCCAGACTTCCCTGACCGCCGGCGAAAAGCTCAAAGACAACGTTGTCCAAATCGGCTGGCGCAAGTCCGTTGGCGTCGTCATGCGGGCGGATGCCGAGTCGTTGCCCGCTCGCTTCCAGCGGGTAAAGGTTGAGGCGGCGGTCTCGATCATCAAAGAAGCTTTACAGCAGGGCGACGTTGAGGCTGAGAAGTACGCAGTCTTAGAGGAACGCAACAACGTCCAAATCAAATGACCGAAAACGACCAGCTAGACCTGCTCCAGAAGATAATGATTGGGATTGTCCTCTGGGTGTGCCTCTGCGCCACGGTGGTGATCGGAGTCCACACCTACCTTGCTCTCAAAAACGAAGGCGTAAACAAAGTTCAGTTCTCCATTCCGCCGGCTACGCTTAAGAAAAAGTAATTTTAGCCAAGAGGGGCCGAGGCTTCCACACCCCGGCCCCTTGAACGCTACCAACAACAAACCGATCAGTAAAAAACAGTCAGTCAAAACAAATATCATGCCCATCACCGCACCAGTCGGAGGATCTAAATCGGAACCCATCTCAGCAGGCGCTCATCACGCGATCTGCTACGGGGTCGTATCAATCGGCACGCAGCCCACCCAGAGCAAAGAATACGCTCCTAAGAAGAAGGTCGTCATCCTCTGGGAATTGCCCAACGAGCGTGCCGATTTTGGAGAAAAGAAGGACCAGGCTCGGGCTACCAGCCGCCGGTACACGCTCAGTATGAACCCGAAGGCGTCCCTCCGCAAAGACCTTGAGAATTGGCGGGGTCGTCCCTTCACGGACAACGAGGCCGCTAAGTTCGATATTAGCAGTTTGATCGGGGCCAACTGCTTCATCAACTGCGTACACGAGGACCGCGCCGGCACCGTCTACGCCAACGTGGCCTCCATCATGCCATTGCCCAAGGGAATGCCCAAGAAGACCAACGAGAATCCGCCCATGTATTTCTCGGTCGAGGAGGCCATTGAGAATGCGATGATTACATTAACCCCCGACATTGAGTTTCCGAGCAACCTGCCGGGCTGGCTCCAAGAGCGCGTAAAAGCGTGCGGCGAATACATCAGCTACTGCGGCGAAAAGAACACGCCCAAGGCACCGGCTCCCGCCGCGCCTAAAGCAACGCAGGCTTCGCTGGGCGAAGACACGCCGTTCTAAACGCCATGAACGCTACCACTACTTCCACACAAACCTTGGGCGAATGGCTCAAGGATCGGGGCATCGCTCAATGCTGGGACAACACGCAAGAGGCATGGAAAGCTTTGTTCATCGAGACGGCTGACCTGATTGCCGAGGAGAAAGGGTCTGTTACTGCCGAGGAGGTTGTTGCCTCCATTGGCTACCCAGAAGGGTCTCCCAACGCCATTGGAGCCGCCATGAACAAATGGGCCAAGGCTCGCAAAGCGATTCCCACCTACGAGAAAAGCCTACGGGCCTCCCGTCACTCCGCTATCATATCACGCTGGCACACAAAATAACCATGAACAAACTACCTATCAAAGAGGGGCTAAAGCGCCAGGCTTTGCTGCTGCAACGCATCATGAATGGATTAAGCCCCAAGGAAGCCGCCTACGAATGCGGTGTGGCTCACACCACTGCCTATCGCGTGCTCTGGCAGGCAGGTTTTTATCGCTGCTTCCTAAAAGAGGAGGAATGGCAGCACATTCTCAAGCGCAGAATACAGAAGGAGGCAACCAAATGAACACATTACTAAAACTCTCACCCGTTGATTTCTGCGACGCGACCGATGCGTGTAGCGAGGGCCGCGACTACGCCCTGACCCAGCCTACAATGGCTGCGGTGTGGGACAACTGCTCACGCGCCGATTGGCTGCTTTGGATTTGCCGGGAGGTGAAAGCTTTTCCGAACGACCGCACGCTGCGGTTGTTTGCGGTTTGGTGCGCTCGGAATACTCCTATCGTGGATGGCCGCAAAACCGGTGACCTGATTACTGATCCGCGCTCGTTGGCTGCGTTGGAGGTCGCTGAACGGTATGCAGTCGGGAAA